AGGCTCCATGCGGATCAAGGACCATGCCCGCAAGTCCATCAAGAAGATGGGCCTGGCGAAGCCCAAGCTCAAGGTGATGAAGGCGAATCCCGGCCTCAATCTCCGCGAGCTGTATCGCCTGCCAGGCCTGCGGCCGCATACGAAGAAGGCGATCCTCGATCGAGTGCGAGAGATCAAGGTGCGGCCGCCGTCTGCTCCAGGCGATCCACCGCATACGCACGTTCCGTCGTCGCATATGCTCGGCTTCCGGCGAAACCTCTGGAACTTCTACGACCCCATGAACCACTCGGCCGTGGTCGGGCCGTCGAGGAAGGGCAAGCAACTGCCGTACCTGCACGAGTTCGGTGGATCGCAAACGCTCACGACCTGGGGCTACATACCGAAATACACGGGGAACTACGTTCCCATCGTCACCAGACTTAGCCAGGGGCAACACCCCAAGAATCGCAGCCGGTGGCTCCAGGTCGGCGGCCCGCGCACGTTCGTCTATCCGGAGCGGCCGTATATGCACCCGGCCATGATGAAGGCCGTCACGAGCGGTGAACTGCAGCGGATTTTCCGCGGAGCGTTCCGTGCTTCGCAGGCCGGCCGCGGCGTGTCGATCTCCGGAGGAAGGCCGTAATTGGGTATACTGACGTACAGGTAGGCGATTCCCGCCGGACCATCTGGAGCACCCGCACAAATGCCTTACACGTCGCACAGCTACTTCCTCGGCAAAGACTGCTCGTTCACGTTTTCCGCCGGCATCGACAACAAGGACGTGAAGAACGTCAGCGTCAACCGGGAAACGGCGGCGGAGGCCGATGTCACGACGCGTGGGTCGGGCGACGAAAAGGAGTTCGCCTTCGTTCGGTCGAACACCACCATCGAAGTGACCTGCCTCGATCACAGTGCCGTGGTCGGTGCCACGGGCACGATCACCATGACGATCGGCGCCGGCGGGCCGACGGCGCCGTCCGGCGTGTACCAAGTGATGACCATTTCCGAGACGCAGGACCTCGACAACGCCAACGAATACACGATCAGCCTGCGGAAAAACCCGTCCTGACGTGAGGTGATGCGTTGCCGAGCGTCACTGACAAGTACCGTCTAGGGAAGAACTGCGTCCTTACCCTAGACGGGCAAATCCTGTCCGGCGTTCGGGACGTGTCAGTGCAAAGGCGGACGACGGAGATCGACGCCACGGGGTACGGGCACGCCGCGCAGTCGAGCGTGGTCGTGCACCGCACCTACGAGCTGGTGGTGTCCGTGTTCAAGCCGGCCGACGCCGCGAAATTGCGGGCGGCCGAGGTTGACGGCCAGGTGGTAACTGTCACAACCACCAATGGATTGCGGGAGGTGAGTGCGGACTTCGTTGTCTGCGACTCCTCATCCGATGAAACGCTCGACGACGCGGTGCTGGCGACGTTCACGCTCAAGCAGTGGATGCACGGCAAGTAACCATGCGAACTTTTACCGATACCGAAGGCCGAATGTGGAACATCAAGGGCACGCTGGGGGCCTTTGAACGTGTCAAGACGAGCTGCGGCGTCGATATGCTCGACCTGCCGACGACGCAGTCGTGCCTCAAGCAGATCGCCGACGTGTTCACACTCGGCCGCGTGCTCTACGTCATGTGCGAGGAGCAGGCTAACCACCGCAGCGTGACGCCCGAGCAATTTGCCGACGGGTTCAATGCCGACGTGCTCCACGCGGCGAGCGAGGCACTGATCGAGGAAGTGATTTTTTTTTGCCGGAAAGACCTGCGCCCGGCGCTGCAGATGGCCTTCGACAAGGCTCGGGCGGCGGACCGGAAGATGGCCGAGACACTGCAGGCGAGAATCGGGAGCATCGGGACCGAGATGGACGCGGCGATGGATCGGTACCTGACCTCTACCGACTCTGCTACGAGCTTGCCGGAATCGTCGGCGTCCATCCCGGCGAATGGACGCTCCGCGGCCTCGTCTGGGCCAGCGAAGGGAAGCAAAAGGAAAAGTGGAACCACACCAGTAGCCTCGTAGCCCAGCAGTATTCGATCCACCGCGATCCCAAGAAACGCCGCGAGCCGTACAAGCCGCACGAGTTCAATCCGTTCTACGAACCGCCGAAACCGAAGCTGATTACGCCCGAAGTTTTCGATCAGATTTTTGGGGATTGAGTTATGTCAAGCGTCGGCGGCGTGCGTGCGGGCGGGGCGTTCGTCGAGATTTTCGCGAAAGACGGCGCGTTTCAGCAGGCGATGGGCCGGGTGCAGGCAAGGCTACGGGCCGTCGGGGCCTCGATGCAGCAGCTCGGCACCAAGCTGATGCTCGGCGGCACGGCGGTCGGCCTGCCGCTCGTCTTGGCCGCCAGGCAGGCGGCGAGCTTTGAGGACGCCCTGCTCGGGATGCGGGCGGCCGCCGGCTTGTCTGCCAAGGACGTAAAGCGGCTCGAGGAAGAAGCCCTGCGGCTTTCGCGGTCGATGGGCGTCGCGCCGGCCGCAGTTGCGAACGCGATGCTCGAGTTGGCAAAGGCCGGAATGTCCATCGAGGACGTGCTCGCCGGCGCTGCGGAGTCGGCGGTGCAGTTCGCCCGCGTGTCTGGCGTCGAGATGGCGGACGCCGCCGTGTTTATGAAAGTGGCGATGAACTCGTTCGGCGTGTCTGCCGTCGAGGCGGTCGATACGCTGTCGGCCGCCGCTGACGCGTCCGAAACGTCGATTGCCGCGATGGTCGAAAGCTTCGCCCTCGTCGGATCGGCTGGTGCCCTGTTCAATCAGTCGCTATTCGACATCTCGCAAGGCCTGGCGATCCTAGCCCGCTACGGCATCCGTGGCGAGGAAGCCGGCACGGGCATCAAGACCATGCTCGTGCGGCTCACGAGCCCGTCGAAAGAGGCGGCCGACGCCCTGGCGCAGATCGGCCTGTCGATGAGCGATTTCCGCGACGCTCAAGGCAAGCTGCTCCCGGTCGTGCAGATCGTCGGCGTGCTGGAAAAGGCGCTCGTGGGAGTGAACGAGCAAACCCGCGACGACATTCTCGGCCGCGTGTTCGGCGACCGCGGTATCCGCGTAATCGGTGCCTTCCTCAAGGTGGGCACGGCCGGATTCACGACGATGGCCGACGCGATGGAAAGCAACCTTCCGGTGGCGGCGAAGTTCCAAATCGTCATGTCGGGCATCACGGGGGCATTTGAGCGAATCGGGGCCGCCGTGCAGCGGCTCTCGATTTCGTTTGCCAAGGCCCTTGGAGACTCGACCTCGAAGGCCGTGTCGGCGCTAACGTGGCTCATGGACGCGATGGGAATGTTGATCGAACGATTCCCGCTGGCCGCCAAGCTGGTGGCTGGCGTGACGGCGGCCGTATTCGTGCTTGGGGCCGGGGCGATTGTCGCCGGCCTGGCGTGCAAGGTGCTGGCCTCCGGAGTTGCGCTAATCGGCGCGGCCCTCGCCGCGCTGGCTACTCCCATCGGGATGGCGGTCGCGCTGCTCGTCGGCGGAATCACCCTTTCGGTGGTAGCGGCGAGGCAGTTGTCGCCGGCGTTCAAGAGCGAGTTTGATGCAATCGTGGCCGCCATGTCGGCGATGGATTTCAAGACGGCATGGGAAATCATGAATCTGAATCTCGCGATCGCCCTGGTGCAGATGGACCAGGCGATCAACGGATTCTTTTCCGGCATTGGCACCAGGGCGCAGTCGGTTGGCGTGTCGATCTACAACGGGATCGTCGGCGGATTTGATTCGCTGACAACCTACCTCACAGATTGGGCGGATCGGCTTAGTACCTTATGGGGACTATTGGCTAGCCACTTCAACACCTTGATTGTTGGACCAATCGGCATTGCGATCGACGCCCTTGGGCTCCTTTCCAGAACTGCAGAGGACGATGCGAAACGTAATGCCGAAAACGACAAAGCAGTCGCAGATATGCATGCCCGCAGGGAAGCCAGGCAGGCGGCCCTGGAAAAAAGGCGTAAACAGCGCGGCGGCGGTCCGTCGTCGCCGGCGGCAGCGGCAGATGATCCGTATGAAGGCACGCTGAAGAATCTCCGCGACGACCTCGCGCGTGCCAAGGCGAAACTGAATCCGAAGGAAGCCGAAACCGCGTCGGACAAGTCATCTGCGAAGCGGTCTGAATATCGTCAGCCAGGGTTCATACCGCCCGGCACGAGCGCCGCCCAGGCGGGCGGCGGTTTTGGTGCGATGCTCGCCACGTTCTCGGCTGGCATTTCAGGCCAGATTGGCATTGGCCCCGAGCTGAACGTCGCCAAGGAAACGGCGGACAACACGAAGCGGACGGCCGACGGGATCGAGCAAATCATCAACGCTGGCGACTTTGGCAAGGGTGGCGTAAAGGCCTTCGACCCAGCGGCCGTTCAAACCGCCATCGCGGCAACGCAGCGGGACATGACGGCTCCGGTGTCCGGCGGCGACAAAGAACTGATTTCGGTATCAGAAAAGACGGCCGCCGCCTCGGAGCGGCAAGTCGCCCTGCTCGACCGGATCGCCAGGTCGATCGAGTCCGGCGGCATGGCTTTCGCGTAAGGCGCACAATGGCTTACCCAGAGAAGATCGAGCTTTTCGACAGTGGCAGCGGCGGCCTGACGACGCAGGACGACGGCCGGCTCCGCCGCGAAGTCACGCTGCGGTGGCTCCTGCCCAACCAGGTGAGCTACGCGGCGGCCGAGAAGAAGGGCGAGGAAATCGCCCCGCTCGATTGGGCCGGGCACCGTCGCAGCCGGCTCGACGTGCGAAGCCTGGGCAACAAGTGGTACGAGCTGTCCGCCGCCTACGGCACGCTAATCATCGAGGGCGACGGCAACGACAACAACGGCGACAACGGCGACGACCCGACTGCCAACACCATATCGTTTGACACGACCGGCGGCTCGGAGCATATCACGCAGTCTTTCCAGACGAATAACGACAACTTGGGCGAGCAGGTCGCCGGTTCCACGACCGGAATCAAAGGCCAGATTGGGCACGGCCGGCCGGGCGAGGGCGCCCTAGTGCCGGACCTCGAGGGGGCGATCAACGTCGAGGGCGACCAGGTCAAGGGCACCGACAAGGTGGTGCCGGTATTCAATTTCTCGGAAACGTGGGTGTTTCCGGCGTCCATGCTCGTCACGGAATACATCGCGACGCTCTACGATTTGACGGGCACGGTCAACAAATCCGATTGGCGCGTGTTCTCGGCCGGCGAGGTGCTGTTCATGGGGGCCCGCGGCGAGATCACTCGCAACGCCCCGGCGGCCTCGATCACGTTTTCATTTTGTGCCAGGCCGAATCGCAGCACCTTCAAGGTCGGCCAAATCGAGGTGCAATCCGGCAAGCTCGGCTGGGAGCAAATGTCAGTCATGTATGAAACGAGCGCCGGGCCGGCCACCATCATTCGCCGCCCCAAGTTCGTGTTCGTCAACACGGTCTACGGTGGCAAAGACTTTGCTCGCCTCGCGATCGGCAACAAGTTCCCGCAGATCACGCCGACACAGGCTCCGTTCACGACGCCGACTTCGTAGCCATGCCAGACCCATACCAAAAGGTTACTCCTGGCGAGCGTCTTGTCATCCCGGCGACTGCCTGGAACAAGATGCTCGACCGGATCGCCATTCCGCAGCAGACCGGCGGCGAGCTGGCGGGTCTCGAGCCAGCGCCCAATACAGTGTGGGTAAAAAATGTCACTGGGCAGGACGCGCCGCGGTTTTTCGTGCTCTCCGTGTCGGGCGTTGTTATAGACCCGTTCGACAGCGCGACGCACGAACTTGAGTTTTCTCGGCGGCCGGTGCTAAAGGGCCAGCTCGCGAACAACGGAAACGCATTTGTAATTTGCCTCGAACCGATCAAAAACAACGCAATCGGACGAGCCGCGGCCTGCGGCGTCGTGGCGTGCAAGGTCAACGTGCAGAATCCAGCCGACAAATACGCCACTCCAAGCGGAAACGGATTCCTCAATAGCACCAGTTGCGGACCGGTTCATTTGCTGTGGGTGGGCCTGACGGGGCCAACTGGCGCGACGGCGACCACCGGGCCAGGCAAATGGGCAGTGGGGGTGTTTTGAGGTGTCAAGGCTCATACCCTGCCGGTGCTGCAATAGGGTTATCGTGGCGTTTGAGGGGTTTGGGCCTTCTCTCAACCAGTGGAATTACTGCTACCTCGCCAACCAATATGACGGCACGACGTTTTTCTGGCCGCGGCGCCAGCCTGGGACGCAAATCAACAACGGAATAGAAGGCTGGCAGGAATACGAGTGGCACTACAAGCTCGGAAGGGAGAAGGTTCTCGGCAGGGATATTGCCGAAGTCAACCGTCCTTACGGGATAAGATTGAACGCGGCTGGGTGTGCGACGTACCAATCCGCATACGCGGCCGACGCGAGGGTCCATTTTGGCTTAGAGAAAACGCGAATAACTGTGGCGCTTTGCAGCCATTACGGAAGCAACATCTTCGCTACGAACGCGTCATGCCCGCCGCGCAACGAGCTTGATACGTTTTTTGCAAACACGCTTGCCAACGAAGCGTCTTGGAATCCTCCCGTTGTTGGCAGTCCGTATGGAGATGTAGGCGCGAGCTGGATTACATACCTAACGTACGAGCTGCCGCGTGCAGAGTTTCCGTACCTCACGCAAAAGGGTGTGTTCCGGTTCAAGAAGGAGCATCTAATTGCCTACAGGCACTACGGGAACAAGAGATTTAGTTTCTACGAAACAAAGGAGCCGGCGCCATTTTTCCTTCCGCAAGGCCCCCTGCGGTCGATGGAGACGGACGTGCCGGAGCACGTCGGTGACGTTGTAATTACAAATCCCGAGCGTCTTTACAACGTGACGGATCACGACTATGCCGTCACTTTTGGGACCGACGTGTCGATAGATTCTCACGTCCAACCGAACTGCTTCGGTAGGCTGAAGAAATATCGCGTAGACGCCCTTGTTGATAAGACTTTCGAGTTTGCGGTGGACAATCCGCCGCTCGCGTCATCGCCATGGCCTACCGGAATCCCAGCGCGGCCCGAAGATGGGCCGTGCCAAAACGCCCCGGCTATCGTTTACGAACATTACGACGGTCTTGTGGCACTCCCTCGCAGCCAAAGTGTTCAGGGCGGGATAGCCACGATTGTTGCTCGCGGCAGCAAGTCTTTTTGGGGCTGCGCGGAAAACGGCCAAGAACAGTGCGGCAACCAAGAAGGAGATGTAAATAGGTACAACCGGCCAACGCTTGAGTTCCGTGTAGACCAAAACCTGTGGGCTGCATTTGCGGACAGCAAGCACACGCTAAACCTGTCTTTCGGCGCGAAGGACGAGAGCGCCTGCTGGCAGCCTGGTTGGAGCTGGCCCGCGATGAATCCTGCGACAATCAAGATGGAAATGCTCAACCCGCCGGAAGAATCGTGAAGAACTGTGACGTAGGGCCAAATCTTATTTGCAAGAACTGCGGGAGGCGTGCCTCGAGCACGACGGTAATCAAACCGTGCCCATCCGGTGGTGCTGGCGACCGGGTGGCGTCACTCCTGTTTTCTGTCGGAATTACCGAATCGCGTGCTGACAAGCTCGCCAGGCTGGCAGGACTGTCGTCCTGCGGATGCGGAGGCCGCCGCGAGGCCATGAACCGCGTCGGACGCGAGTGGCTTGGCATCGGTGATAGCAGCGAGGAAACGGGGTTGACGGCCATTCCAGATAAGGCAGAACCGGGTGAATGAGCCCTAGGCGACGCAAGCCGACGCGGGTGTATATCGGCGAGCGCCGCTGGTCCATCAAGCGGATCGACTATCCCCGTGACCGCGAGGGCGATTGCAACTGGGAGAAGCGAACGATTCGCGTCCACAAGTCGATGAGCGGGCTCGCCCTCATGGACGTTTTGCTCCACGAAATCCTTCATGCCAGGTTTCCAGATTTGAGCGAGGACACGGTTGAGGAAGTCGCCAGCACGGCGGCCGCCATCCTCGATGCCGAAGGGTTCCGACAGGCCGACGATCACGAGGACGACTGATGCCGGCAAAACGATCGCTCGTGGACGAGATCGCCGCGGCCATTCCGCGGCACCAGACGACGCTGCCCTGGTGGCAAAAGCTGACGCCAGAGCAGACCGCCGAGCTGGAGCCGATCCTGGCGGCCTGGAAGGCGGGAGTGTTCGGCACCAGGCGGCGGACGGCGAGCCGGGTTATTTCGATAGCCCTGCAGTCCGTAGGCATCACGATCGGCGAGCAAGGGGTGGATAGTTGGCTAAAGCGAGCCTCATAGCCGAGGTGGCGGCAGGTGTTGCTGCGGCCAGCCAGGCCAAGGCGACGCCGTCAGCCGACGCCGAGCAAGTGACACGGAAGCAGGACGGCGACGTGCTCGAGGCACGTTCGACGAGCCGGACGATCCGCACCGTGGACGACCTGCTGCGGCATATCGAGGCTGACCTGTCGCTGTACGAAGTGGCCGCGAGCGAAGCGACCAAGTGGGAGTGTGCCACCGTGGACCGGGCCACCGGCCAGCCGACCGTCACCGAGCTGTTTCGGGTGTTCGTCCGGCTCCGCCCTCGTCCGGGCCCGACGGTCCGCGAGTGCGTCGAGGCCATGATCGAGGCGGCCGCCGGGAAAATCCGAAAGCCGATCAAGCCGCGCCCCAAGTATCCGGAACGGAATAATAGTTGGGCCGTGCTCGTGGTGGCCGATCCGCATTTCGGGAAATACGCGTGGCGGAAAACCGCGGGCGACGACTACGACCTGGAGATCGCCGGCCGGCTCGTGCGTGAGGCCTCGTCGGAGCTGATCGACGTTGCTAGGCGATACCGGCCCGGCCGAATGACGGTGGCGACGCTCGGCGACGTGTACCACTACGACACGCCCGCGGGCACGACGACCAGCGGCACGCCGCTCGAGCGGGACGGCCGGCTACCAAAGATGCTCGGCGATGGTACCGACGCCCTACTGGCGATGGTGGACGCGGCCGCGACTGTCGCCCCGGCCGACACGCTCGTGGTCGCCGGCAATCACGACGAAACCCTGACGTTCGCCTTTCAACGCATCCTGGTAGAGCGATTCCGGAACGACCGCCGCGTGAAGGTCGAGCAGGCCTACACGCCGCGGAAATATTTGCATCATGGTCGCAACCTCCTGGGGTTCTGCCATGGGAACCGGGCCAAAAAGAAGCTGCCGCAGCTCATGGCGATCGAGGCCCCGCGGGAGTGGGCGAAGTGCCCCTACCGTGAAATCCATACGGGCCACCTGCACCACCAGGCGGCCGAGTGGTCGCGGCCGGTCGAAACCTACGACGGGGTGCTCGTGAGAGTCGCGCCGTCGCTTGGGCCAGCCGACGACTATCACGCCGTAAATGGCTGGATTGGCGCCAGGCAGGCGATGGAGCTGTTCGTCTACGACCACAGTGGCGGCCTGGCGGCCATGCACGTCGCCGGCCCGTCGATGGAGGTGCGTTGATTCTCGACGCCGAATACCTGGCGGCCGTCGAGCGGCGGTGCCGGCAATTCCAAGGGACATGGGACCAAGGCACCAGCGGGTCGCTGGCCGCCGACGCGTTCAGACTTTTACGAGAGAGGCAGCGTTTGATGAATACGATGGAGCAGTTGGAGCAGCAAAATGCGGCCCTGCGTGCGGCCAGGGATACGCGAGTCGCGGCCGCCGAGGCGGCCTGCTGCGAGGGGCTGCCTCTGTGCCAGACGATCGACACGCGCGGCCCGCTCGTGGACCCCGAGCGGGTAATCGCCGATGACGACGAGGCCCTCGACGGCGAGTGCGTGTCGGCGATGGACCCCGACACGATCGAGGCGGCGTGGGCGGCCGTGAAGGCCCGCCATGCGGAACTGCACGACGGGCTGACGAAGCCCGAGCCGGTTGTGTCTGGGAGGGTGTTCGGCCTCGACGGCCCGCGGCCTGTGCCGGCAACGGCGGCCGAGGCCCTGCTGCGGCAGGCGATCGACGTAGTGCGGGAGCGGAGCGGCACCTACGGCCCGCCGGCCGAGCATTTCAAAATCACGGTCGGGCTACTCAATGCCGCGTTCGCCGCCAAGTTCGCCAGACGGCTCGAGGCCGGGGAGCCGCCGTTTGAGGTTACTGATTGGCCGGTGGTCATGATGCTCGACAAGATCGCCCGCAGCATGGGCCCGCGTGGCACGCCCGATACGGCCATCGACTTGGCGGGCTACGCATCCACGATCCCGGCCTGCCAGGAGGCATAAGCGACCGCCGACGCGTGGCGAAGCCGCGCGCGGGAATCGTAGTGAACACGCGTACAATGGGAGGTAGGAGCACCGAAAACGTGATTCGAC